TTAGGCAACCGACCGGATGGACCAGTTGATGGTTCGGGCTGCCGCACCAAAATTTTGCTTAACGGTAAAAGTCCAACCGTGCAAAAAAAGAATCGCAGGCGTGACGTACACAGGCTCAGTGGTCTGAGCATTAGAGAAGATGACCTCTTGCACCACGCGCTGCGTGCTGCTTGACTGAACCTTTTCGTAGATCCGCAGGCGGAATTCATCGCCAGAAACCAACGCGCTAAGGTCGAGAAAAAGCTGGTAGATCCCGTCCGTCGTCTGTGCAGAGATGGTCGTGCTCGCGCTAGGCAAGTCGTACTCAGTCGTGCCAATCGAGGCGCTGCCATTAAATGCTTCAGAAATTGCCATTAGTCAGCGCTCCAGTAAGTGATTACAAGATAACCATCTGCACCGTCGCCGCCTGCTGCTCCGCCAGACCCGCCACCACCACCTGCGCCATAAGCATCAGAGTCAGCATTTGTACCAGCTACCGCAGTTGTTCCGCCGCCGCCACCTCGCCCGGCTCCACGGGAAGTAACGTCTTTCTGAATCAATGGCGAAAGCCCGCCGTGACCGCCTGCTCCGCGAGAAACAGCAGACGTTCCGGTTCCTGAAGTGTTGCCATTTCCTAGATTTGTGGTGCCGCCGTCGCCGGTTGTGAAAAACGGAGTAAGAAAAACATGTATTCCGCCAGCACCACCATTTGAGGTGTATGTAGAGTTTGATGCTCCTCCTCCTGCTCCGCCAACAGACCATAAAAGTCCGGGGAGAACGTTGGCGACTGTGCTTGACAGCCCTTGCCCGCCAGCGTTTGCACCTGCGCCCGCTGATGCTGATCCGCCAGCGACCCCAGCGCCCCCCCCATAGTTAGCGCCTCCGGCGCCGCCGGTTGCAAAAGTAGTAGTGGATGCTAGTCCTCCAAGACCCGGGTTGCCTGCGCGTATAGAAAGTTTTGGCGGAACCATTGTCCCGGTAGTACACAAAATAGAAGTCACCCCGCCCGCTGTTCCATTAGATCCGGTTAAAACCTCACCGCCAACAGCACCGCCAGTACCTTTTGCGCCAATTGTGACCGTCAAAACAGAGCGCGGGACAACAACGCAAGGATACAAATTTATTGCGCCGCCACTTGTGCCGCCACCCCCGCCACCAACGCCAGATGCCGCTGTGGTCGAAGGCCCGCCGCCGCCTCCACCACCACCGCCACCAGACACCATAGAGACCTGAATCTGAGTTACGCCGTCTGGGACGGTCCAGTCAAAAGGGCTAGATGTGTCTGTAGTATCAAGGACTCCATCATACAAAACGCCTGAGGTCGTAAATTCGACGATGTGTTGGTGTACTACCGGCCCGCCAAGACTCATTGCGACACCTCCAAAATACGGTCTGCATCTTCTGCACTGATGAATCCCTGCTGCTGCAGGTATCGAACGTAGAGGATCGTATCGGGATCGTCTGCCGAGACATCACTTGCCATGTCGAGCAGCTCGCGCCCGTCGATGATTAGCGGATCCGTCGATGCGCGGATTGCGATGCGCTGCTCAGGCGTGAAGCGCCGCAGGAACTCCAGCCGGGTGACCGGCACGATCACGGGCACGTATGGTGCTTTGCTGAAGTTAGTCCCATCGTACAGATCACCGGGGCCAAACTGGCGCAGTGCGTCAGTGCGTTCAATGCAAATGTGGTCCGGGTAGACTTCCTGCGCTCTACCCACGCTGCTAGCGTGTATGCAGTTGTCTACCTTGCCGTCTTTGATCAAAAGAACGTCCATCACGCATTGCCAGCAGTCAGTGTAAACGTCGTAACAGTGAAAGACTGACCAGTTGCGAAACTGGTATTGTCAACGATCATGTCCGCCCCGCTAGTGCCGACAGTTCCTTGGATATGGCAGGTCGTGCCGTCCGAAGCGTAAACACGGAAGTGCCCAGCAGTGCCATCTGCATCGGCCCCGGCATCCGTCCATGTGCCATTCTTTGTTTTGGTGCCGCTGCTAGCTGCGTTCATCCAATCTGACGGCAGGGTGATTGATGCAAGCACGGTGCCTTGGTCGGCTGACGCGCAGCTCGCAGGAGGCGTGCCAGACCGAATCTTGAGAATAGGAGAAACGTTAATCGTGTTCTCCACTGCATCAAGCTTGGCGTTACGAACTGTAACAGAGTATTGAAGTGCCATTTAAACTCTCCAATCACGCGATCTGGATGATCGATGACCCAGTACCCGGAGCAGGGTATTGAATGGTGAAGGTTCCAGACGTAACGGTCTTGTCGCCACCAAACGAAAGGGTCGCAACAGTCTTATTGGCGTTTGTCGTGTTATAGATCATTGCGCCGTTTGCCGTGAACGAAGCCGAACTCCAAGTGGAATCTGCGAAGTCGATGTAGGCTGTGGTGTTTGGCGTGCCTGTAGCGATAGGAACCTGACTGATAGTCAGAGCCAGACCGCCAGCAGCATAAGCAGATCCAGCGGTGTTTGTGATTTCGTTGGTGGAGCTATACGCGGTTGTCGCCGCGCCATATGAAGCCGTGCTTGTGTAAAGAGCAATCTTAAAAGAGTCCTGAGTGTTCGCAGTCAGGGCTCGGTTCGTAGTATTAAAGTTGTGGCCGCCGCTCAGGATGTCAACCTTGAACGATGTAGCCATAGCAGTAGTGATAGCCATTAAAGTCTCCTGAGATAGTCGGCAAGTTTTTCATCGCCGCTTTTGGCGACAGCACCGATTACGGTTGTTTTTGCTGATTCTTGAGCCAAAGCGAAATAGTGAACAAGAACCTTCCTGATGTTTTCTCGATAAGCTTTTGCTTGATCGACAATCACAGGATGGCTATTCCCGCCAACATGAATGATCTTATCGACCGCCATGTCAGCAAGCTCTTCAGGGTTATACCCCCTGTAGTCAAGTGTAGTAACAATTGGGTTCCCGATGATCGGGGCCGCAGAAGAACTAAACATTCAGATCCTCCCAGATCAAGTTCTCGGCCTAGTCAAAAGGCCATATCTGTATTGGTCTATCGTGAGAACGGCCTCTCCAAATACCTTCAGCCTGTCTATTGATTCTTGGTAGCGAAGATTTGCTCGCTCGATCATAGATTGATCCGACCTCTGGAAAATGCACGCCTCAACAAGAGCGCCATAAAACAAAGCATCAGGCGCGTTGGTGCTAATCCAAGTTGTTCCAGAATCCGCGCCATCAGCAAGACTTGCAGGCCTGTAATAGTATGCAAGCTCTACAGTATATGCCGAGTTCGGCGTTGGTCCAACAATAAAGGAGTCCTTGTCGTATATCGCGTAATACTTTGGAACGCCTTGAGATGACTGATCGGGCCAGTAAGACTGAATGAATGAAGAATCTTTTTGATCTAGAAAAACCTTGGAACCAGAAACAGTGATCGAAAGAGCATATGGAGCCAGATAGTCATCCGGGGTGGACAAAAATCTAACGCCAGAAGATAGGTTCCCATCACAGTTCTTCCTGAATACAGGAAGAGGAACCATCTTAAAGATTCGCTCTTCAGCGTTACGAATGAAATCAGGGAGAGTCGAGACAAACGTAGTCTCGTCTGTCTCCATCTCATTCTGAAGAGCGGTCTTTAGCTGCCCATATGTGTATGCCATTGTCGCTAAACGCCTAAAGAAATAGAAACAAACCCGACAGAGCCTAGCCCCTGAATCTGGTAGTTATAATCCCAAGGAGTCTGAGGGATCCCGGCATAGAAAACATAAGGCTCGACCCTATCAGGCCTTGGGTTCTGTAGAGCCTGCGGGTCGTTTATAGGAATCTTGCCAAGCTGGAGCTGAGGCTGGTCTTCGTCTAAACACTCATCACAAACAAGAAGGCCAGTGAGTCTTGCGTCCTCAATCTGTTCCTTCAGCTCTACAAGGCGATACGTGAAACCGCACCGGTCACATATGCCTAGAGCCTTTTTGCCTTGTGCAAAAGGACGGGTCATTACCAGCTACTGTAAGGCACAAAAGACGTAGTCGCCCTTTCTCGATCTTCTTCCGCCGCCATCCTGAACTGCTCTTCGTACTCCCCTTTAAGGAAAGCAACTCGATCAGCACTAGATGGATTCTTGACCGCCAAGTGGTAAGCAAGCCCGGCGACCAAGCAGGGAATAAACCTAGAAGGAACGTCAATGGTGTTAGCGCCGCCAGCCCCGACGTCCTGAATCCTACGCATACGCCAATAAGCAAGCGTATAAGAAGAGTCTGGAACGGGCCAAAGGGTTACCTGCGGGGCGTCTCTCTTGCGATCCACATAGATCTGTAGAGGCCTTCCGGTGACCAGCTTGTTTGTTTGCTGGGCATAGGTCGAAACAGAAATTCTTGTGAGCGTGTAATCAGTCTGAGACGCGCCAGATCCGTCTCTCAACTGATGCTCAATGATATCAATCGTATCCGCTGGAAGCGTGTATGTGGCGGTGTTGGCAACAATAGCTACCGTGCCGCTTTCAACAGTCCAGAGGTTGATGCCTCTGTTCTGCCACTCCTGCGCCATGATATTCAACGAACGGCGGGCAGAAGCAAACTGATAGCCAGTACGAAGCTCTATGCCGATTCTTTCGTAGGCCTCTTCTGCAATCTCCCCGAAGTCGGGGTTGAATATCGCTGTTCCACTGGTTGCCATTCAGGCTCCAATCACTTCTTCTTTTTCTTTGTCATGCCAGCTTCGGACAGAGCAATGGCGATAGCCTGCTTCGGGTTCTTAACCTTATCGCCAGAACTCGACTTGAGCTTGCCACGCTTGTACTCGCCCATAACCTTTTCGATCTTCTTGCCGTCAGACTTCTTGTTGCCAACCATCTCTTTCCCCATCTGCGCTCTAGAGATTGCCAATTAAATCACCATTTAACCTTGTCGGCCCAATATGCTGCTGACATTTTACCTTTTGCTATGTTCTTTCCATGACGAGCTTTAAAGCTGGCTCGCTTGTTCTTCATTCGCTCAGACTCACCAGCCTTCGGTTTGCCTGCGGTCTCAGCGCCTTGCTCTCCAAATCGAATGATCTTTTCTTTTCCGCCAGAGCAAGCCTTAACCACATGAGACTTCTTGGGGTGAGAAGGAGTTGCCTTCGGCTTATTGCAAGCCATCTTCGCTTTATTTAAACGCTCAGGCATTCTTTTTCTTCCCGCTTGGAGTTACAGGCCAAGACTTTCTTGCGGGGCTGTTCTTCTTATTGGACATTGCAGTCTTCTGAGATGAAGACATTTTTGAAGCGGTGGCCTTGGGCCTACAGGCTGGATAGGCTCTTTTGTCTTTTGGGCCAGATCGACCGCACTCTTTGCCGGTCTTGATATCAACCCATTCTTCAGAGAACCATTTACCCAATCCGCCCTTAGCCACCCTTCTTCACCCTATTGTCTGGGCCTGACCAAGATCCCCCTCGCTTCTTGTATTCCTTGGATGCCCAAGCATTTGAATAAGCGGAAGGATGAACGTCGTACTTCTTTTTGGCTTCAGCCTGAACCCTGCCCCAGAGAGCAGGGTTACTGGGCTTTGGCTTCTTTTGCTCTGCCATCTTTAAGCCGCAGCGCCACCAGCAAACAGGAACGTAACGCTAGTCACATCAGCAGAGCTGACGGTGAGGTGGATCGAGCTTTCAAAAAGAATCCCATTGTCAGGGATAATTAGATCACTCGCCCCAGCCGCCGCAGGAGTGGCAAGAGTTAGCCTTACCGCGCCAGCAGCTCCGCCGTCTCGAAGCGTGATGGTTGCCGCAGTACCGGTGTTGGTGAAGTACAGACCAAACAATCGAGTCCGGCCATTAACAGCAGCTCCGGTCGCAGTCTTCTGGACTGTCTGAATGTTGCTGGCGCTCATGGCAGCCTCCGATTAAGCGGTTCGAGTAAAGGCGTATGCCGTTGCGCTTGAAAACATCAGGGTGAAACGAGCAAGCCCGGTTGCACCAGAAGCCACAGTCAGGTCGCCAAAAGATGTTGCAGAATCCACGCCTGCGCTAGACAAAACGCCATTGGTAGCAGCAGCAATCGTGACCACGTTTGCGCCAGCGGTATTGTCGATATACAGATCAAAAACTGTGCCCCGAACCGCTCTCAGTTGGGTGCCCAGAAGAGTTCCGGTAGGCAGCGTTATCGTGGTGGCAGCGGCAGAAGTAGAGGTAATCCAGCCGGTAGCAACTTCAGAGGCGGTTGCAGTGGCCGTAGCGTTAATGGCCGCCGTAGTGGCGTGCGTGACGCTTCCGGATCCGGCGAGGTTGCCAACAAACCCGTTGGTAGAAATCACCGGGCCGCTAAAGGTGGTATTAGCCATTCAATAGTCCTCACATGCGAGTTGCGCGTCTGTCTGCATGTCGTCTACGGGATGTCAGATCGCGCGGTTTTTAGCCCGTATTTATGTTTATACGCTTAATGGCACATAAAAGAAAGCCCCCATAAGGGGGCTTTCCTTTTGGCTTTCGCCTAGCTCTCTTACGAAGAGCCGGGGCTTCCGTAGATGCCCAGCGGGTCGCTGACGCCGAACGAGTACCGCTCGCGTGCCTTGTAGCGCACGTTGCCGGTATCGAAGTCGCCGTCCATCGACGTTTCCATTGCGGTACGAACAAAGTGCTTCATACCATTCGGGACGTCGGTGATCAGGAAGAAGGCGTTGGTGTCGGTCAGGAAGTGGTTGACCGAGTAGCCTTCCGGGATAGCGCCCATGTTGCGGATCGCGTTTACGTCGTTATCAGCCGTGCCGGTACGCAGCGTCGTCTCAAGGAGGCGCTCTGCAACAAACATCAACTGACTCGGGACGATCAGACGACGCGGACGAGCAGCGATCAGAAGACCGCGTTCGTCGGTGTAACGGCTGATTGCGATGATCGCATCTTCCAGCGAGGTCTCGTTCAGGTCAGCGCCAACCGAAGGACGGTTAGCGTTGGTGCCGCCCGACACCTGCGGGTGCGAGGTCGAGAACAGAGTAACCCCGTCGCCAGAGTTGAACGTGGTGAAACCGTTGTTCAACGGAGCGACAGCTTTTACCTGCTTCGTGTGAGCCATAGCGCGGGCCAGCGCCTTGGTGTAACGAGCCGAGAGCTGGTCGTACAGGTTGTCTTCCATCGCCTCTTCGGTGATGGAGAAACCCATAGCAATCGTCTCGTGGTTATACCGGGCGGTGAACGATTCCTGCGCCTGATCATAGCTGATAGAAGCGCCTTCGGCCTTAACCGGGGCTGCGCCAAAACCAGACAGCTTCACCTCTTCTTCGAACGAACGCTCAGAGGCATTCGTTTCGTAGATCATGGTGTGCTCATCTTCGTACTTGGCATACTCAAGCCCGAACAGCGCGTTAAGTCCGGGCAGCAACTCCTTGAGAGTTTGAGCGCGTGAAATTGCCATCTGTAATTACTCCTTA